GCGGGCTTCGCGAGACCATCGAGACGCGGTTCGACAGCGCGTACTTGCGAACCGAGGCAGCGATCCTGCGGTTGATATTTTCACGTGAAACGTCAAAGAGAATTTGATGAAAAAGAGCAAAGTGCATGATCGGATTGCGGAAAGTTTGCCGATCAATTCGGTGGTGGCGCTGGCGAAGGTTGACGATCCGCTGGAGCCGGGTGCGTACATCCACGTGCTGCGCTCGATCCGCACCGATCCGTTTGCTCGCATGGTGAGCCACTGTCAGATCGACAACGTGCAGTTCGCTGCTGGTCGGCTGTACCAACTCTACCGCGAGCGATCCGAGATCGGCGGCGGCCACGCCATCGACATGACCGAGACGCCGGTCGATGGCGGTCGCCACAAAGAACCCGACGTCACGGCGCTCAGCCACGCGCTGGCGCAGTTGCGACGCGCCGCCGACGCGCTGCAACCCTACGAGGCCTCGATTGTCTACGACGTGCTGACCCGCAACATGAGTATTTCGCAAATAGCGGTCACCCGTTCGATTTCAGCGCGGCGACAGGTCGATGCATTGATGGACACGTTTCGCGAAGCCCTCGACGTTCTGGCGGTCGTCTACGGCCTATCCACTGAGCAACTGGGAGAGACAAATGGGAATGGATGAAGCTGAACTGATCAAGAATGTCGAAACCGCAGTGACGGAGTTGGTCTCCCGCGTGAACAACGACGTCACGCCCGAGAAGGTCGCCGACGCGATTGCTCAGCACACCAAGGCGATCATCAGCCGCACCACGACCGACAGCCGGTCCAAGCTCCATGCGCTGTTCGAGGCGCTGACCAAGATGGACGGCTATCTGGCCGACAACGAGGAGCGGCTGCATGCCGAGATCGACCGCCACGTCAGCATCTCCAACGGCGCGTATCACGCCGCCACGGCGCTGAACAAAACGCTGGACGAGTGGCACAGCCAGATCGAGTTCAAGGGGTGAGCCGCGTGTGCGAGCGGTGCGAAAAACTTGAGGAGGCGCTGTCAGAGATCGGGAAATGGATCGACGCCTATCCGGTCAAGGTCTTTCCTGAGCCTAGCGACGAGCAGTGGCGACGCGCTCACGCCGCGTTGCGGCAAGCTAACGTCGGCATAGGGATGGATGCCTTCTGCGCCAGCATGGGGCGGCATTGTCTTAAAAACATCAGCGAGATCGCCAAGGATGCGCTGGCTGGTGCGCTGGCTGGAACTTGACGGCTTACATGAACTCGGGCATTTTCAGGCATCCTCACAAAATGTGTCGGCAAAATTCCGCAGCGGTCCCCGTTCCTTCGGCTCCGCTGTTGAACCGGCCCGGTGTATTCGTCCCCGGATGCACCGGGCCAACATCTTTGGTGATGGTCATGAGAGACACTCAGGTTCAGCGCATCGAGGTCATGCTGATGGTGCTGCTGCTGCTGATGCTGTCAGCCTGAGATCGCAACATGCCGGTGCTGAAGAATACCAAGCACGAAAAGTTTGCGCAGGAACTGGCCAAGGGCAACACCGCCGACAAGGCGTATGTGCTTGCGGGTTATCCGAAACATCGCGGCAACGCTGCGACGCTTAGAGCAAAGCAGAGCATTTTAGATCGTGTGATCGAGCTTCAGAGCGTCGCCTCTGAGCGCACCGAACTCACCATCGAAAGCCTGATCAACAAGTTCGACCGGGTTCACAAGCTGTCGTTGGCGATGGGCCAACTGTCGGCGGCCAACGGTGCGCTGACCGCGATGGCCAAGCTCGCTGGCCTCTGGATTGAAAAGTCCGAGAACACCAACACCAATCGCAATGTTGACCCAGACAGTCTCACCGACGAGCAGCTTGCCTATATCGCCTCGCAGGGCCTCGCGGACGATACAGAAGAGGCGAGCGGTCCGGACCAGCTTAACTAACTGGTCGCGGTTCTGCGGCTATGAGCCTGCGCCGCATCATCGCCTGCTGATCTCCGAACTGGAGGCTGTTGAGCGCGGCGACACGCGACGGCTCGCGGTGTTCATGCCGCCGGGTTCGGCGAAATCGACCTACGCGAGCATCTTGTTTCCGGCTTGGATGTTACAGCGCCAAGTCGCGAATATTCTGGCGGCGAGCCACACCATCGAGCTTGCGGAAAAGTGGGGACGCCGTGTCCGCAATCTGGTGGATGATCATCGCCTTGTCCTGCGTGTTGATCTTGCGAATGACAGTCAGGCGGCTGGACGATGGGCACTCAGCAATGGCGCTGAGTATTATGCTGCTGGTGTTGGCACTGGTATCGCTGGGTTCAGGGCTAAGTTTGGGCTTATTGACGACCCCCTCCGATCACGACAGGACGCTGATAGCGATCTTATCAGGGATCGGATTTGGGATTGGTATCTTAACGATTTTCGTCCTCGTCTTGTACCTCATGCGGCACAAGTCCTGATCCAGACGCGCTGGCACGAAGACGATCTCGCTGGCCGCGCTCTGCAACACGACGACTGGAAAGTGATCAGCCTCCCGGCGATGGCCGAGGCGAACGATCCGCTCGGTCGTGCGCTCGACGAGCCGCTGTGGGACGACGACTACGGCTACGGCGAACAGCTTCGCGAGCTTCAGAAGAACACGCCAGCGCGAACGTGGTCGGCGCTCTATCAGCAACGGCCTGCGCCCGAGGAGGGCGACTACTTCAAGGTCGAGTGGCTCAGACCCTACGTTCACGTACCGGACTTGAAGACGCTCCGCATCTATGGAGCCAGCGACTACGCGGTGACCGACGACGGCGGCGACTACACGGTGCATGTCGTGGTCGGCATCGATCCCGAAGGCCGGATGTATCTGCTCGACCTCTGGCGCAAGCAGGCGGCGAGCGACGAGTGGGTCGAGGCGTTCTGCGATCTGGTCAAGCTGTGGAAGCCAGTCGGATGGGCCGAGGAGCAGGGGCAGATCAAATCCGGCGTCGGGCCGTTTCTGACGAAGCGGCAGCGCGAGCGCAAGGCGTTCGTGTTTCGCGAAGAGTTTCCGACGCGCGGCGACAAGTCGATCAGAGCGCAATCGATCCGTGGCCGCATGGCGTTGGATGGCCTCTATGTGCCGGTCAACGCGCCGTGGTACCCGGCGTTTCGTTCGGAGCTTCTCAGCTTTCCGGCTGGCAAGCATGACGACTGCGTCGATGCCATCGGCCTGATCGGTCAACTGCTCGACATCATGAGCGCGGGCCAGAAGCCGAAGCCGCCCGAGGAGCAGCAGCCAAAGTTTGAGGGCTACAAGCCCGCGAAGGTCGCCAACGGCGAGAGCTTTAAGACGTACTGATCATGACGGCACAGCGTTTCACCTACGCCGACGGCGACCTCGGGCCGCGAGCCAAGTTCGATATCCAGCTTGGCAGTGCGCTCAACGATCAGGATCAGTTTGCGGCGCGTCTTCAGAACGCGAACATCGAGTTGAAGACCGAACGCTTTCAGTGGGAGCAGACCGGCAACATCTGCATCGAGTATGCGTGGGATGGCAAGCCAAGCGGCATCGCGGCCACGCCAGCAGATTTCTGGGTGCATGAACTGGCGCGTGGTGACGCGACGTTGTTGTACCTGATGATCCCGGTGCCGCACCTCAAACAGATTTGCCGCGAAGCTTACGCGGCTGGCAACTATCGCAAGGGTGTCGGCGACGGTGGCCACAGCGATGTGATCCTGCTCAAGATCAAGGACCTTTTGAAGGTGGCAGCATGCTTACCAGATCAATGAGCGCACCGACGACCAGCACAGTGCCGCCCAGCAACCGCGACTACGGTTGGTACAAGGGCAAACCCGGTAAGGGACGCTGACATGCGGCTTCACGAAAGCACGTTCGACTATCTCAGGCCCAGCGACCAGCAGATGGCGGCGATGACGGAATTACGCATGGCCGCGCGAGACTACGCCGATCAGGTTGCAAGAATGCTGCCTGACGGTGCCGACAAGACCTACATCCTGCGCCGCATCCGCGAGACTGCGATGTGGGTCAATGTCGCGATCACGCGCGACGCCGACGGCTCGCCCCGGACCGAAATCTAACAATCCATGGACAACGTCGCATATCTGCCGCCGCCAGAACTCAGGCGGCAGCGGAGCCGTGTCCAAGCGCCAGCAGCCAACGACGACGACGACGAATATCTCGACATCACTCTGCTGCGCCGACAGTTTCAGGATTTCGCCAAGGCCAAGGACGCCGAAGGCCGCGAGATGCTGGAGGCGCGGCACTACTACCACGGCGACCAGTGGACAGCCGAAGAAATCAGAACGCTGCGCGACCGCAAGCAGCCGGTCGTCACCTCGAACCGCATCGTCCGCAAGATCGACGCCGTGGTCGGCCTCGTCGAGCGGCTGCGGCAAGACCCGAAGGCCTACCCGCGCACACCGCAGCACAACGAAGGCGCGGAGGTCGCGACCGCCGTGCTGCGCTACGTGCTGGACAGCAACGACTGGAACAGCAAGTCGGCGCGGATCGCGCGAGCCGCTGGCATCGATGGAATTTCCGGCATCGAGTACGACCTCGTCACCGCGCAGACCGGCGACCCGACGCTGGAGATGCACATCACCTACGGCGACGGGTTCTTCTACGATCCACGCTCCTACGACGAGGGCTTCACTGACTGCCGCTTCATGGGCGTCGCCAAGTGGTGCGATGCCGACCAAGTCAAGGAGATGGTGCCCGACAAGGCCGACGAGATCGACGACATCGTCGAGACCGGCTCCGACACCATGACGGTCAGCGAGCAGGACCGCGAGAAAAACTGGGTCAACACCACGGCGAAAAAGGTTCGCCTCGTCGATCACTGGTACATCCTGAACGGCAAATGGCGCTGGTGCCTGTACGCGGGCACCGTGGTGCTGATGCAGGGCGTCAGCCCGTTCCTCGACGAGAAGGGCAAGACGTTCCCGCGCTACCGGATGTTCTCGGCGTCGGTCGATCACGACGGCGACCGCTACGGCTTCCCGCGCAATCTGAAATCGCCGCAGGACGAGATCAACCATCGGCGTAGCAAGTCGCTGCATCTGCTGAACAGCCGCCGCGTGGTCAGCGAGAAGGGCGCAGTCGATGACGTCGAGCGGTCGCGGAAGGAGTGGGCCAAGTCGGACGGCTGGGTCGAGGTCAATCCCGGCCTCAAGATGGAGCCTGACACCTCGGCGCTGAACGATTTCAAGGGCCAGCTTGAACTGTTGCAGGAGGCCAAGAACGAGATCGAGAATTTCGGGCCGAACCCGGCGCTGATCGGTCAAGGTCTTGAGGACAGTTCGGGCCGCGCCATCCAGTTGTTGCAGCAGGCGGGTATCGCCGAACTCGGCCCGTACCTGACCGCGTTCAAGAACTGGAAGATGCGGGTCTATCGCGACATCTGGAACATCGTGCAGCGGCACTGGAAGCAGGAGCGGTGGATCAGGGTCACCGACGACATGAACGTCGCGCAGTTCTTCAAGGTCAACCAACTGACGCTCAACCAGTGGGGCCAGCCGAT